GGATGTCTTCCCGCTCACCGGCGGTTAGCTTCAGCGGGTTCCGGGGGCCAGATTCCCTGCTACGTTCTGTCACACTTGTACTCTACCACTCCCCGTGGTATGCTACCTAGTCCGCTGGGTTTGGTGATGCGCCTCGGCGGGTTTGGGACAAGGTAGAGCGTGACGTAGACAATCCCGCTCCCTTGGGGACCCCATCCGGCCCAGTGGAACCGGATGGGGTCCTTCTCAAAACTTCCTACTTGACAGGCTGGCCCGCGCCGTGCTCCCATGCCCGCATGGCCGAAGTCATTTCCTCCATTATCGAATACGTTCCCCCGGTCGAACCTCCTCTGAAGGTTACGGACGGCGAAATCTATGAGGCGATCTGCGAGTGTCGCGGGAACCTCAGCAAGGTCGCCAATCACCTCGGGGTCACGCGTCGCAGGATTTCGCAGCGCGTCGAGAGGAACCCAGGGCTGATGAAGGCCCTGGAGGAGTATCGGGACGATCGGCGCGAGGAGATTAAGGATATCGCCGAGGAGCATCTGTTCGCGGATGTTGAGAAGGGGGACGCGACGAATGTCCGCTTCGCCCTCCAGACCCTCGGCAAGGATCGCGGGTTCTCCACTGGTGTCGTAGGCACCGGGAAGGGCGGCGAAATCATCGTTCAAATCAGCCGTCTGGCACAGGAAGCCCCCGATGAATAACCACCCGTGGCTTTCTAGGCTCTCTCATTCGACCCTGGCCGCGATTGCGGCTCGCAAGACCCCCATCGGGCACAGCGCGAATGGCATGCTGAAGCCGAAAGAGACAAAAGCGGTTCCCGCGATGCCCGCTCGGCGCAGTAGGGTGCTGTAGAATATGGCCCCGATCCGCATATCCCTTCCGGCAAGCGGGTGGAAGCCCCGAGCCGACCAGATGCCCATGTGGGCCTATCTGGAGGGAGGCGGAAAGCGCTGCGATACGGTGGCCCACAGGCGCTGGGGCAAAGACGACGTGTCCCTGCATTGGGCCGCAGTGGCGATGCACCAGCGGGTCGGGGTTTACTGGCACATGCTTCCGGAGGCCTCGCAAGCCCGGAAAGCCATCTGGGATGCCGTGAACCCGCGCACTGGAAGACGCCGGATTGACGAGGCGTTCCCGAAGGAACTCCGCGAGACCACCAAAGACCAAGAAATGTTTATCCGGTTCAAGAACGGATCGACGTGGCAGGTCCTGGGGTCCGACAACTTTGACAGCTTCGTGGGTTCGCCGCCGATCGGGGTGGTGTTCTCCGAGTGGGCTCTTGCCAGCCCTGCCGGGTGGAACTACATCAGGCCCATCCTGCTGGAGAACGGCGGCTGGGCCGTGTTTATCTGGACCCCGCGTGGCCGGAACCATGCTACCAGGGCCTTCGAAGCCCGTGAAAAGGATCGGGACTGGTTCACCTCCCGTATCCCGGCCACCATCACTCCGGTGTTCACGAAAGAGCAGCTTGAGAAGGAGCTGCAAGACCTGATCGATGAAGCGGGCTCAGTGCAAGAGGGCACGGCCGTCTTCAACTCCGAATATATGGTCGACTTTGATAGCGCGGTTCCCGGAGCCTACTATGCGACGGAACTGCTCCAGGCCGAGGCCGATGGGCGCATTCTCGAAGTGCCCTATAACCCGGCTTTCAAAGTCGACACCATGTGGGACCTTGGGATCGATGATTATACCGCCATCTGGTTCACCCAGCGTGTGTCCGAAAGGCGTCTCAACGTCCTCGGATATTACGAAACTTCTGACCTTGGCCTTGACGCGATCGTCAAGGAAGCATTTAAGGACAACCGAGAAGCTGTCCGCTATAACTTCGGGATGCACTATCTTCCGCACGACGTTCGTGTCCGGGAACTTGGTGCAGGAGGCCGTACCCGCCTCCAAACTCTATATTCCTTAGGGGTCAAGCCCATTCGGGCTGGGATCGCCAGGGACCCGGAAGATCGGATCAACGCTGTTCGGCGGCTGATGCCGTATTGCTATTGGGATAAGGAGCGCACCCTGGTGGGTCGCGATCACCTCAAGCAATACCGGAAGCGCTATAATAAGTCCCTGGGCGTGTTCGTCGGGCCGCTGCACAACGAACATTCCCACGCGTCAGACGCGTTCGGCGAGGGGGCTGTGAACATGCCCCTGCCTAAGGATGTCAAGAAGGACGTCGAGCCGCCCCGCGACGGTTATCGCAAGGGGACCAAGTCGATGTTCGCTATCGGAAACGTCCCGCACTGGAAGGTCGCCTGATGGCCGAGCTAGAATCCGCAACCCCCTATGTGAACCCCGAGGACAAGAACCCTGTCCCGGGTGAAAGCGTTCGGGCGCTTGCCGACTATCGGAAGATGTTCGATGACTACCGGAACACTGCCGAGGAAAACCGGCGGCTTGCGGCTATCGATATCGATTACTATGATGGCAAGCAGATCACCATCGCTGAAAAGCGTGTGCTGTCGACGCGCGGGCAACCGGATATCGTGATCAACAGGGTCCGGACCGCCGTCAACGGCATTCTGGGCGTCATCATCCGGGCCAAGGCCGATCCACGATGCTGGGGGCGGACCCCCGCAGACACCGATGCGGCCGACGTGGCGACCGATGTTCTACGGTACGTCACCGAACGGAACCGCTGGAGCCAGACCAAGGCCGCGTGCTTCTGGGACATGCTCGTTCCTGGAACCAGTGCGGCCCTGATCACGGTGAATGGCGACCTGGACGTCCAGGTCGACCAGATCAGGAACGAGGAGTTCTTTTACGACCCCCGTTCCCGCCGCCGCGACTTCAAGGACGCCAAATACCTCGGCATCGCTAAGTGGATGTATTCCACGGATGCGGAGCGTCGCTGGAAAAAGGAAATCAGCCTAGCCTATTCCTCGATGGAAGGGCTCGGGGGCGCGGTAGACCAGACCTTCGAAGACCGCCCGATGAACCAGGGCGCGTGGCTTGACGTCCGCAACCGGCGCGTCATGGTCGTCGAACTATACCACGAATATGATGGGAAGTGGTATCGCTGCGTATTCTACGGCGGCGGGGTCCTCGAAGAGGGCATCAGCCCCTACCATGACGAGAAAAAGCGTCCCTGCTGCCCTATCGAGGGCATGACGGCATATATCGACCGCGACAACAACCGTTATGGCGTTGTCCGCGATATGCGGGACATTCAAGATGAAATCAATAAGCGCCGCTCGAAGCTTCTCCACCTCGTTTCGAGCCACCAAATCCAGGCCCGTGACCCTTCGGCGATTGAAGTCGACGCCGATACTGCTCGGGCCGAGGCCGCGAGGCCCGATGGGGTTATTCCGTACGGCTGGGAGATCGTCCGGACCACCGATATGTCGGCTGGCCAGATGCAATTGCTCGCCGAGGCCAAGAACGAACTCGAAAGGATGGGTCCGAACCCGGCCGTCCTTGGCCGTCAGGGTTCCGACACTTCCGGACGGGCTCTTCTGGCACGCCAGCAAGCCGGTCTCGTCGAACTGGCTCTTGTAATCGACCAACTGGACGATTGGGAGCTTCGGGTATTCAAGCAGTGCTGGTATCGTTGCCAGCAATACTGGAAGAACCCCCAATGGATCAGGGTCACCGAGAACCAGGATGATCCGCGATACGTTCAGGTTAACGTTCCGCGCGGCGAACCGATGGTCGATCCGGCTACCGGGCAACCCATGATGGAGCCGCCAGTTCTCGAAGACGGCACCCCGAACCCTAAGGCAGGGCAACCCGTCCGAGGCCAGCCTCAATTCGCCCCCGAGACCTTGGAAGACGGCACCCCGAACCCCAAGGCGGGTGAGAGCGTCTTCGGGTATGACAACAACGTCGCCGAAATGGATGTCGATATCATCGTTGACACCCAGCCTGAGACGGCGAACATCATGCAGGAAATGCTGCAAGACCTGATCAAGCTGGTCTCGGCATCCCCGGCTTACGCGGATCAAGTGCCCTTCGAGGTGTTTGTGGAGCTATCTCCGCTGCCCCGCAAGCGCATGATCCTCGATAAAATCAAGACTTATCAGGCTGAGCGTCAAAAGGCGCAGGCTGCGCAGATGGAAATGCAGCAGCAGGCCGCGATGGAAAAGCTGAAGGCCGAAGTCCAAAAGATGATTGCCGAGGCATTCAACAAGAAGGCTACCGGCGAGGCCGCGCTGATCACTGCGCAAGCCGCCGAAAGCCAAGCAGAAACCGCCGCAGCGCGGGCCTTGAACGACGCCGTTACCGAAGAGGAAGCGGAACGTCGGGAAGACCGCCGCGACGAAAGGGAAGCGTCCTCGGAAGTCGAAGACGCCTAGAGAACCCTCCTCGGGTAGAGGATGGCCGCCGCATTTCGGGCGTTCGGGGCGCAGCGATCTGCGCGAAGGGATTGAGTGAAGACAATGGCTGGTGAGAACGACGATTTTGGACTGGACGGACTGTTTGAAGACGCTCCCGAGCCTCCGGTGACGGTGGTTGAGGGTACGCCGAAAGAAGTCCAAGACGACAGCGCCGGAAAAACCCAGGAGGAAGCACCTCCGGAGAACTCCCAAGACGCTGGCGAACCGGAGCAATCCGGCCAGACTGTCATGGTGCCCAAGGCGGCCCTGGATGAAGCTCGGCAACGGGCGCGCGACGCTGAAGAACGGCTCGCAAAACAGGGCAAAACCGAGGAAACCACTGATCAGCCTGAGCGCGCTGGTATCCGCGATCCGAAGGAAGACCCTGAGGGCTTCGCGGAGGACATTCTCGGGACTATCCAACTGAACACCGTGAACGTCACCCTCAACACCTCCGAGCGGTTCGCCCGCAAGGAACACGGTAATGAGGTGGTGGACAAGGTGCGGGATTGGGCTCTCGCAAAGTTCGAAACCGACCCGTCCTTCGCCACCAAGGTCCTCACTGATCCCGACCCTTACGAAGTGGCCATCAAGGCCTACAACGACGAGCAGCTTAGCGCTGTGACGTCGAAGATCGACCCCGAAATCCTCAAGGGGCTCGACGAGGAAGAAATCGCCCTTCTCCGGAAGCACCGGGCCGAGAAGTCGGGGGGCGGCCAAAACGCTGGCGGAAGCACCGCTGAAACTAATCAGCCGCGTGGGGATGACGGCAAATTTGCCGCCCCGCGTAGAAAAGTCGATGCGCCTCCCGGCTCCATCATCAGCGAACCCAGTGGCGGTAAGTCCGCTGGAGAACCTGCGGTGGGCGAAGGGGTGGCGTTCCTCGACGCCTTTGGATAAACAGGAGACACTTAGGTGTCCGAAACTGTCCTCGCCACTGCTTCGGAGAAGCAGAAGTGGATGTCCTCCTACTTCAAGGAGTATGTCCGGGGCTCTCGGTTCGCGGGCTATATGGGCCGCTCGCCGACGTCCATCATCTTCGTCAAGTACGAACTCCAAACGGAGAGCGGCAAGACGATCAACCTGCCTCTGATCACCCGCCTTCAAGGCGACGGGGTCACCGGCTCCCAGGTTCTCGACGGAAACGAAGAGGAACTGGGCAACTACAACTGCCCGATCTCGGTCGAATGGCGCCGGAATGGCGTCCGGGTGCCGAAGTCGACGTCCTACAAGACCGAAATCCCCCTGCTGGACGCGGCTCGTCCGATGCTCCGTCAGTGGGAAAGCGAGAAGCTGCGCGACGACATCATCTACGCGATGCTGTCCGTGGTTATCGCCGACACCTCCTCTGGCGGTGCCACGGTCAATATGGGCGTCTCGTCGGCCTCGGACCGCAACGCCTACGCGGCCAACAACCAAGATCGCCTCCTGTTCGGCAAGCTTCTGTCGAACTACTCGGCGACCTGGGCGACGGCTGTCGGCAACATCGACACCACCGACGACCAGTGCACGGTGGCTTCGATGTCCCTCGCGAAGCGGCTGGCCAAGTCGGCTGATCCGCACATTCGGCCCTACCAAGCCGATGATGCCGAGGGCGAAGAATGGTTCGTCGCCTTCCATGGCAGCCGAACCTTCCGCGATCTGAAGGCCGACCCGGTGATGACGCAGGCGAACCGCGAGGCTCGTCCGCGTGACGTCAAAAAGAACCCGCTGTTCAAGGACGGCGATCTGGTCTATGATGGCGTCATTCACCGCGAAGTCCCGGAAATCGACGCCATCGCTGCTTCCGGCACCTACAACCTGAACGGCGTGGGCGCTTCTTCCGCCGACGTCCGCCCGGTCTTCCTGTGCGGACAGCAAGCGATCGGTATTGCGTGGGGCCAAGAGCCGACCCCGCAGACCGATCTCACCAAGGACTACAAGTTCCGTCCTGGTGTGGCCATCGAGGAACTCCTCGGGGTGAAGAAGATGGCCTTCAACTCCAAGCAGCACGGAATGGTCACCGCGTTCTTCGCGGCGGCTGCCGACAGCTAGGAGACTTGACGACAGGGGAGGTAGCCAATCCTCCCCTGAACCTCTTGCCGCCATGGGTAGCCAATCCCGGGCAGAAAGAAACAGAGCAATGGCTGCTCAAACCTTTACGTCGACCGGCCAATCTAGTTCGGCTCCGGTCGGTGGTGATCCGGGTCAGGGCGCTCGCATCCTGAACTCGCTCTACCACACCTTCACCATCCCGGAAACTCCGGAGGTGGGGGACATCTATGTCGTCGGCTATCTGCCGCGCGGCGCGGTGCCCTGTGGGGGCTATCTGGCCACCACTGACATCGACACCGGCACTGAGACGTTCGATATGGACGTGGGGATCGCGGCGAACGGCGTTGACAGCGCCGATCCCGACTTCTTCACCAACTCGGGCGTTCTCACCGGGGATGCGATCACGGACTTCGCGTTCACGAACGCGGCGAACGTGCGTCTATTCACCGGGGCGTTCCCTGTCGCGCAACTCGGGGCGAAGACCCGGGTGCAATGTCAGGTGATCGCCGTCGCAGCGGGGGGCGCAACTGGCACGGTCACTATCCGCGTCGACTATCTGATGCCGGGTAAGGCCACCTCGTAAACCCCTAGAAGGCGGTCGTCGACCGTCAGAAAGACAGGCAAATGGCCGAAACTGACAAGAAGTCCGGCAAGTCCGGAGCCGCCGACAACAGCGGCAACCAAGAAGGAGCCAACGCTCCGGGGCCTGGGGTTACTCAGGCCAACGACCTCCAAGCCCGCGAAGGGGAGGGCAACCTCTCTGGAGCCACGGACGAACACGGTATGGCCTCTGCCGCTGGCGGTGAAGGTCCCCGGTTCGCCCCGGAGGAAGGCGAAGTCACTCAAGCGAGGGGCATCGGCCGGATCGACCACAGCAAGACCCACATCCGTTTCGTCGGAACCCCCGGCGACGCGACTGAGAACTCCTACACCGAAGTTTTCGGCAAGCGGTTCTATCGCGGGAAGTGGGTCCCGCTGGAAAATCTCGACGGCCGGAACCGGGAAAAGAAGGCTCTGACCTACAATCAGTTCACCAAGCTGGTCTCGAACCCGGCTTTCGAACTGGGCGATGGCGAAGACACCTCCCTCCCCGGCGCGGCCGGAACTGCCGACGAAGCCGAAGAAGCCTAAGGGCCAACGCGGCATAGAAATGGCTGGGGTGGCCTTCGGGCCGCCCCGGTTTTCAGGAGAGAAAGATGCCCCTGGTCTCCGACATTATCCAACACGCCTATCGCCGCAGCGGCATCCTGCCTCAGGGCGTTACGGTAAGTACCACACAAGCCGAAGTCGGCCTCGAGCAGCTTCAAGCTTGGTATCGCGCCCAGGCTGATGGGCTGTTCGGCGCGATGAACGATACGCGCCTAACCAGCAGCGCGGCTTATACGGCCAAAGAATTCGATAGGATTATCAACCCTGAGGGAGCGACGATCACTCTTCCGACTACGGTTCAAGACCTTTACAGCGGTGAGGCTCGGCCCCCGCTGGATTGCGCTATCATCGTGATCGGAAACATTGATGGGGAAGGGGCCGTCACCAATCAGACTTGGGTGTACGATGCTCCTATGGGGAACTGGTATGACATCCAGAGCCTCGCAGAGGATAACTATGCCCCTCTTTCCACCCGTTGGGAAGATCAGCTGAAAAACCTCTTGGCAGTGAGGCTGTGCGATGACATCGGCATCCCGGTCTCGAAGGTGCTCGCTCATTCGGCGGGTCTGGCGAAGCTAAAACTGGCCGCTCGCCATGGAAGTAAAAGACGGCCTCTGAATGCGGAGTATTACTGATGGGGCAGGGCCTTATCTCGTTCTCGGACCGGGGTAGGTCCAACACCCTCCCCGTGCGGTTCTGGAACATGTACATGGAACCCACTCCGGAAGGACCCACCCAAAACCGCAGATATGGGCGGCCCGCCCTCAATGATTCTTTCACGGTTGGAGACGGCCCTATCCGGGCTACTTTCATCTGGCAAGGAGCGCGGATCAGCGTTTCCGGCGGCGAGGTGTACTCAAATTCGACTAAGCTAGGCGATGTTTCCGCCCTAGGGGATTGCCGGTTCGCGATCTCCGAGGAAGAATGCGTGGTAATCACGAACGACACTCCATATCTGGTGTCGATCTCTGGGCTTTCGGTTACTGAGATCGTGGACGTCGATCTTCCGTCGGCTAGGGACGTGGTTCAAATCGCCGGGCGGTTCGTTTACGTCATCGCTGATGATAGTGGGATGTATGCGTGGTCCGGCGTTAACGATGCTGCTACTATTGACGGATTAGCGTTCGCCTCGGCCGAGAGCAGCCCCGACCCGATTACGGGAGCTATAGTCTCCGGCGATAATGTCATGTTCATCGGCACCCGGTCGACGGAATGGCACTATCCGACCGAGAGCATCGATGCCCCGTTCCAGCGTTCTCGGGGTCGCCGATACGAAAAGGGTACGACGGCTATCAATTCGATCGTCTTGGTCGACAATGCTGTCTATTTCCTAGGCCAGGATAAGATCGTCTACCGGGCCGGGGCTGTTCCTCAACGCGTTTCGGACCACGATCTTGAGGATCGGCTGCGCCCGTTGACCGGGGCCGAATTGGCGGCGGTCCGGTTTTACTATATGGTTCACGCTGGCCATACTTGGCTGGCCGTAGACATCGATGGGGTTGGGACCTGGGTCCTTGACGTCGCGTACAAGAACTGGATGCGCTGGACTTCCTACGACGGGGAGGGTTTCTCCGATAACTTTCGTATCCAATGTTCGGATGGAGTTGACGGTTCGGTGCTGGGCGATAAGAACAGCGGTACGTTGTTCCAGATGGCCACGGGCCAACATTATGATAACAACACCGACCCCATCCAGCGCATCTGTGGCGTATATGTACCCCTGACGGCGGGGACTGCCCGAAACTCCAACGTGGTGCTGCATTGTTCTCGCGGTGTGGGCAATGTTGACGCCCCCGACCCCATTGTCTATATGCGGTTCTCAGACCAGGAGGGCCTGGAGGACACGTTCTCTGAGTGGCTCCCCGGAACTTTGGGGGCGGCAGGGGACCGCACCAAGGCAGCTATGGCCCATTGGGTGGGGCTCGGCTCATTCGGTTCCCCTGGAAGGCTCTACGAATTCCGGTGTGAAGAACCCGTATTCTTCTCGCCGTTCGGGATGACCTATAATGAGTTGAACCCGTGAAGCAGTTTCAGTTTGCTATACCTGATATTTCAGACCCGGTAATCGACCGGTCGACCGGGTATATGAACGACCAGTGGTATAGGTTCTTTGAAGTATTTGATTTTCAGGCGCACGATAGCGCCGAAAGCGTTGAGACGCTTAACACTGAAAAAGCTGATAAGTCTATCGTGCTTACTGCCGGGGTCGACCTGGATGGTGGCGGCGATCTTTCGGCTCCTAGGACTTTTGACCATGCGGATACTGCAGTAACGCCTGGGACGTATGGTGACGCAACAAATGTGGGCGCGTTCACTGTCAATCAACGCGGCCATATTACGGCTGCCTCTAACGTCCCCATCGCTCTCCCCTTTACTGATCTAACTGACGTCCCGGCGTCTTACACGGGTCACGGCGGGAAGGTCGTAAAGGTCCGGGTCGATGAGGCGGGCCTGGAATTCGTGGCCGGAGGCGCGGGTGTCACCGACTTCACCGATCTGGGCGATGTTCCTTCGAGTTATGTGGGCGAAAGTCTGAAATTAGTCCGGGTGAACGCTGGCGAGACCGGCCTAGAATTCGTGGTAGGAGGCGGCGGGGCCACCGACTTTACTGACCTAGGCGATGTCCCCTCAAGTTATATCGGGGAAGCCCTTAAGCACGTCCGTGTAAACGCTGGCGAGACTGCTCTCGAATTCGTCGATGATGAAGGTATTACCGAACTCACGGGCGATGTAACGGCTGGTCCTGGGCCTGGGTCTAAGGTGGCTACGATAGCGAATGACGCTGTCACTACCGTCAAGATCATCGATGATGCTGTAACTTATGCTAAGATACAGAACGTTTCGGCCTCCGATCGGGTCTTGGGTCGCAAGACTGCGGGCGCTGGGAATATAGAAGAACTCACGGCTTCTGAGCTGCTTGATTTCCTGGGCACAACCCATGGAGCCATCCTGTATAGGGATTCTGCTGGTTGGGCTATTTTAGGCCCTGGAACCGACGGATACGCCCTTACGACCCATGGAGCGGCGGCAGACCCTACTTGGGAGCCGGGTGGCGGCGGGGCCGCTGACTTTACTGACCTGGGCGATGTCCCCGCCAGCTATACTGGTGAGGGCTTAAAGGTCGTCCGTGTAAACGCTGGTGAGACTGGCCTGGAGTTCTTCACGCTTAGCGCGGGAGCGGTTGACTTCACCGATCTAGGCGATGTTCCCGCCAGCTATACGGGGGAAGGATATAAAGGGGTTCGGGTTAACGCGGGCGAGAGCGCTCTCGAATTCCACGAAATGAGCTACGATATCGGCATGGCTATCGGGGGTGTTCCTCGGCCTAGTCAGATCGTGGCCTATGCTCCCTGTGTCTCAGATTTTACTCTCCCCGCTAGCTTGACCGGCAGCCAAGCATATTGCTTGGTCACCCCGAGTTCTGGCACGGTGGTGTTTGATATCGAGAAGGATACGTCGCTGATCGGCACTCTCACCTTCACGTCTGGAACGGAAGAGGGTACCTTCAGCTTTACTACCGCCACGGGCTTCATCAATACTACCCCGGTTCAGAATTTGAACCTGCGTTCGCCGTCCGACCTTAAGGGAATGTCGGACATCACTGTGGTCTTTAAAGCCCGGCTAGATTGATGGCTAAGACCTTATTTGTGGGCGGAGCCCTGCTCACTGGAATGAGCTTCAGCGCTGCATCCACCACGTCCTTCTTCGAGTGCAACGGGGGCCTGCGGCAGCGTACGTCGAACGAGGCCCGTGCCCAGCTTACTATCCGCGAACCGGGGGTCTTTCGGAAGCTGCGAGTAAACGTGGCGACCAATGCTCGCACGACGAATACGGTCATCACTTTTCGGATAAATGGCGCGGATGCGGATCAGACTGTCACATTCGGGTCTGGCGTAACTGGCTGGCAACTAGACACTACTCACGAAGATCGTGTCGCGGCTGGCGATGTAGTGAATATGAAGCTCGTGACCGGGACCGGTTCTGGGGCTTTGGAGGTCCGCTCCGTCATCATGGAGTACGAGGCGGACAACGGCCGCATCTCCTACTTCTGCCTGAGCTTCAACGACGCTGCCGCTTGGCGCTTCGACATCGGCGCAGAGAAGGCCCCCCTGACGGGTTTCGGTTCTCCTACCCTCGCGTCCACGTCGAACGTCTCCCGTTATACTGACAACCGCACAGACTTTCGTGCGCCTTGCACTCTGTCACACGCGACGCTCAACGTCATCACCATGACGATGAACATTAACCCGGTGGTGACACTATACAAGAACGACGTCGCAACTTCGGTCACCTTCACGGTTACTGGACCCGGGTTCTACGAGGACACAGCGAACTCCTTTGACGTCGCGTCGGGAGACTATGTCTACTGGGTGATCGACACGACAGGGCGAACGTCGGGAGACATGACGACGGCCATGGCCAGCGTTCGGGCCGAGTGGCACACTACAGAATTCGACGTCATCGGCTTCATCATGATCGGCGCGAACCCATCAAACGGTAACAACGGCTGGGCCGCAGGTACTCGATACGCTCACCCCGGCGGACGATTGTTCGCGACAGCTACCGAAGCGCCTGCGGAAATGAAGCTTCCGTTCCCGACGACGATCACCAATCTTCGGGCCGCCGCCGTCAACAATGACGCCGCTGCAGCAACCTTCCCGGCAGTCTTACGGGTTAACGGCGCAGCCGGTAATGGGGCATTGACGATCCCGAACGGGGTCGCCGCCACGGCGATAACCGTCGACACGACGAATTCCGACGACATCGCAGCCGAGGACGTAATCGACATAGAGACGGTCACTCAGAACGGCACGTCTGGTCTCTATCAGGTAGGCCTCACCTTTAACGGGATACTGGACCCTCGTAAAGATTTCCGTATCTGGTTCAGTAGGGGATAGAACATGATCACCCGCACTTTTGATGGTCGCGAACTCACGTCCATTGCGAACGACCCCCTGGTCCGCCCATTGTTAGGCGGGGAGGGCGAAGTCGATCTGGTCCCATTCGCCTCTATTCCTCGGAATTTTGTGTTCATGCTAGAAAGGAGCATGCTCCCTGGCGGCTGGCTCCTTTCGCCGCTATATGACGGCCATTATGAAGCTCATACCGTGATGACAGTCGGGGCGAACCCACGCCAAGTGGCGAGGGGTATGAACGAAGTGATCGAGTATATGTTTCTCCGCACCGATTGTGAGACCATTCTCACTAAGGTTCCAGATAGTAATGCTGGGGCCGCATGGCTGGCTAAGTATGCGGGTTTCGAACTGGCGTTCCATCGGAATGACGCCTGGGGGCCTGAGGTGGGCATCAGTTATATGAAGCTTCCACTTGACAGGTGGGCCGCCGCATGCTCCACTGTCCTCGACGAAGGACGTAAATTCCATGAGCTACTTGAGCAGGCAAAGAATGCCATGGGCTCAGAACTTCCGGTCCACCCGGAGGATGAAGCTCACGATCGGGCCGTTGGGGCCTGTGTCGCCATGATCAAGTCCGGAAACACTATCAAAGGCATCAACTACTACAATAAGTGGGCGGCGTTTGCTGGCTACGGCCAGACCCAACTGTTATCCGAGCAACCGGTTGTTGTGGATATTGGAGACGCCATTTTGGGGCTGACCAATGGCGAGGTGGAGATTTTGCAATGCCGATAGGAGCGGTCATCGGTTCTGCCGTCGTTGGTGCCGGGGCATCCGTCTATTCGGCCAAGAAGGCCAAGAAGGCGTCGAACAATGCTTTGGATCAATCGCAGGCTCAACTGGACAAGGTCTGGGGAACGGTAAATCCGTTTCTAAAGTCCGGCGAAGAAGCGCTCGGTCGCATAAGCGATCCCGCCGCCGTCAACGCAAACTTCATGGAAAGCCCTGACTATAAGTTCCGACTAGACCGGGGCCTGGACGCCGTCACCACCAACAAAGCGGTGAACGGTCTTCTGCGCAGCGGGTCGGCTCTCAAGGCCGTCACCGGGTTTGGCCAGGACTTGGCCTCCAGTGAGTTCGGTAACTGGTGGGGACGCCAGAAGAGCCTTGCTGACCAAGGCCTCCAGGCCAGTGGCATTGGAGCGGGCCTCGCGGGTCAAGGCATCAACGCGATCCAGACCAACGCGTCGAACCAAGGCAACGCCGCCATCGCTACTGGCAACGCCATCGGTACGGGGGTCGGGTCGATCTTCGACATCATCGCCAAATACGGCGGGGGCGGCGGAGCTTCCAGCAGCCAGAGCGCCTCCTCTTATGCGCCTAACCCCTTGGTGGAGGTTTAAACATGGGCGGGTCCATCAATTTTGGGGCGATAGACCCGCTGTCCCCCGTAAAGGGGGCCGCCGCTGCCAACGCGCTGCTTCGCGGTATCGCGCAAGTTCGCGCTGGCCGGGCCTTGTCGGCGGGCGATCAGACCGGGGCCGTGAAGACCCTCCAGAATGCTGGGGACCTGAGTGGCGCACATGAAGTCAAGCAGCGTATGTGGGATGAAGACGATCGCGTGACCAAGATGGACGCGACGAAGCGTAAGGAAAGCGCCGAGTTCACCATCGAGGCCACTTCCGCTCTGTATTCTCATCTGCAGAAAGCCAAGCAGGAGAACCCGGAGGGGGCGATCCAGGACACCCTGACGGCGTTTGAGCAGTTGGCTCCCATCCTTAAGAGCCGGGGTGCTTCTGACGATGACATCGTGATGTTCCGGACCCAACTGTCCCAGGACCCGGAACGCTTCCTGACGATGCTTCATGACGAAGCATCCAGCCACCTCAAGACCCACGTCCTGTCGCCGGGCCAGGAACTTACCCGCGCCGATGGGGAGGTTCTCCATTCGGTTGCCCCGAAGAAGGAGTTCAAAATCCTCCGGGCGGGTGATGGGTCCCAGAAGCTTATCGAAGTGGGCGGCCCTGAAGACATCGCCGGGGCGGACACTGTTATGGCCTCTGAAGAGGTTCAAACCCAGGCTCCCGGCCCCACCAACTCGGCTGCGGATTTCGACGTCTTGGGCGACCTGATCGAGGCGGGGGCTAAGATCACCAGCGGCATGCGGACCCCGGAAGATAATGTCCGTGTGGGAGGGGTCACGAACTCTCTACATATGCAGGACAAGGCCCGCGATCTGGTCCCCCCGGAAGGGATGACTATGGCGCAACTGGCCGAGCAGGTCAGGCAGCGGATGCCCCATGCCGATGTTATCGATGAAGGTGATCACGTCCACGTGGAGTTGGACGGGAAGCCTCGGGGTGGCATGAATGTAATGGCTGGGGGCTCGGGTCAAGATACCGTAAGGCCTGCAACTGGAGCCAGGGTCGTAGCGGAAACCGCCGCCAAGCCGGTAGCCAATTGGGTGACCGTCACCGCAGGTCCCAACGATCCGAACTTCCGCCCCGGCACCACCTACCAGCGTAACCCGGTCACGGGCGAGGTGAAGGTGAAGCAGGCCCCGCCCACTGCCGCTAAGACCGCAACTTCCGGCGGGGCCGTCAAAATCCCCGCGTCCCAGGAGGCCGAACTCGCCAAGCTGCGCAAGTCGGTGAACGAAGTCCAGGGCATGTCCGGTCTGGTCGATCAATTCGTCGCGTTGAACAAGAGCGTGAACACTGGTGGATCGATGGCCCTTCCGGGCGTTGGCGAAGTCCTGGGGGCCGTTAACCCGAACGTGGCCCGGATGCGCTCCATCGCCAGCCAAATCACGCCCGCGATGCGGAACGGTCTCCCTGGCGCGGCGTCCGATAAGGACGTGGCAATGTTCAAGAGCGCGACAGTGGGGATCGATAAGCCCTATGCTGCCAACGTCGCTACCGCCAAGGCGGCCAAAGCATTCGCTGCTCGCCAAGGAGATTACGTCTCCTTCCTTGAGGCCTACGCCAGGGAGAATGGGACCATCAACGGGTCCTCGGAACTCTGGAAAAATTACGTCGACGCCAACCCTCTGTTCTCCGAGGGCGGGGCCGATGGGATGCTGGCGATCCGGAAGATCGTCCCATGGCGTCAGGCCATCAAGATGGGTGGAGCCAAGCCCGCAGCTTCCGGAGAGCCTAAGGTTCGTAGGTATAACCGCGAAACGGGGACCTTTGAATAATGGCCCAGCGCGTCCAAATCGATGACGAAATCCTCGAATTCCCGGATGACATGACCGATGATGAAATTCGAGTGGTCATCGATAAACAATATGCCCCCACCAAGCCTAAGGCGGCCACGAAAAAGGCCGCCACGCCAACTCAGCAGTTGGCCTTCGATCGGTACAAGCAATCTGCCGACTACGATGAAGCTGCTGAGGAAGGCACCCCCGCCAACCCTATTCTCAAGGCCCCCGGGCAAACAATACCAGTAGGGAAGGCCTATATCAGCGAAGACGGCGAGGTGGTGTCCAGCAACAAGGGCACTGCCGACCAGGGTTTGGGCTTTATGGAGGGGCTGAAAAGGCCCCTTGACAACGCCGCCCTGTGGTTGGATAAGATCGCTCCGGGGGTGAGCGAGTTCGGTGAGAAGCTGGGGATGGCTTCTCCCGAACAAGCGGCGGCAGCTACGCAGTCGGACGTGGAAGCTGCCGCCGCTCAGGGGCGTCGCCCCGGTGTGATGGGCCAGATCGCCGGTAGCACGATTTCCGCTGCCCCGGTGTTGATGGCTACCCGAAACCCTTGGCTGGTCGGCGCGGGGTCTGGTGCCCTGGCTACCAAGAACCCCGAGAGCGCTCGTTCCGTGGCCGTGGATGCTGGCCTTGGCGCTGCGGGCGGCAAGATTGGCGACACTGCGATGCGGGCCGTGGGTGGCATCGTCGCCCCTCGCCTTAATCCCCTAGTCGAGAAGCTCCTGGGCGAGGGAGTTGAACTCACCCCTGGTCAAATCCTTGGAGGTGTGACCCACCGAGCAGAAGACGCTATCCGCTCGATCTACGGGGTCGGGGATATGGTGATCGGCGCTCAGAACAGGGGCCGCGCGTCCCTGAACAGGGCAGCGGTTCAACGTACCCTGGAGCCGCTGGGTATTAAAATTCCTAAGAATATTCCCGAGGGCCATGCTCAGGTTAAGTTCGCCCAAGAAACTTTGTCCAACAGCTACGACAAAGTTCTCGCCGGGGTGGCCCCGAAGCTGGACCAAACATTCGGGGCGAATGTGGCCCAACTGCGGCGCATGTCGCAATCCCTGCCCAAGGATCAGCGCCACGTATTCGAGTCGTTCATTCAAGGCGAACTACGCGAGGCCTTTAATCCTCAGAATGGAGCGATCACGGGCCGCCAGCTTAAGCAGGTCGATGAAATTCTTGGCCAGAAGATCAGGAATTTCTCGTCTAGCTCCAATCCTCATGACCGGGACATGGCGCGGGGCTTCATGGAACTGCAAGCTGAACTTCGCGACCTGATCGGCCGCCAATATCCTCAGCATGCCAAGACCATCGACGCCCTGAACCAAGGATGGGCCTCTCTCATTCGGGTTGAAACGGCTGCAGCCCCTGCTAAAGGCGGGGTGTTCACCGAGGAAGCCCTGCGGACCGCTACCCGGCAGGCCGACAAGAGCATGCGCCACCGCACTTCGGCTCGCGGAGAGGCGAAGATGCAAGACTTGGCCGACGCCGCCTCCCAGGTCATGAGCCCGACGATGGGCGACAGCGGAACTCCCGCGCGGGCCTTGGCAACCGGCCTAGTCGGTACTGCTCTATTCGGTCTTCCGAGCAAAGGCCTCAGCGTCAATCCTTGGGCTGCGTCGGCCCTGGCGGCGATGGCCGCCCCCTATGCTAATCGCTTCACTGGCAAGGTCGCCAGGGCCGCGATCGCCTCTCGTCCGAAGTCGGCCCCAGCGGCTCGGCGAGCTATTGTTAGTGCATCACCGGTTGCGGCTATCGCGGCTGGTCAAGAACCCGCCCGACGGAAACCCGCGCCGAACCGAGCAAGCTTGCCGCGTAAGGCTAAGTAGAGTAGTTTCAGTGGGGTGGGGGAGTGAAGAAAAGGTTCAACATCTTGTCCCTTATCACCGGAGACGACGAAATGCCCGCTGCCCCTCGTGAACGCCGTACCTTTGAGGACCCTCAGGTTACGGCTATAAATGCCCATGCGGCAGCGAATGAGCGGTTGGCCCTCGCCATCGAGAACTTCACCACCGAGATCAAGCCCGGCATCGAGGCGGTGTCCGGCCTGTTCAACGGTATGAAAGCCATCGGAGATTTCTTCGTCCGCCGCAGGGTCATGATCCTCGGTTCGATCCCGCTGGTTCTCAGCCTGATCGGAGGCATCAGCCCGAACGTGGCTAAGATCATCAATAGTATCCTGGCCTATTGGGGCGTGATATGACGTTCTACTTTTCGATGAAGTCTCGGCATGCGCTTCGAGGCGTCCATCCGAAGCTGGTCGCTGTCGTGGAACGGGCTTTAACCCTGAGCGACGTGGACTTTAGGGTCATCGAAGGTGTCCGCACTCCCACCCGCCAAAAGGAGCTATACGCCCAGGGCCGCACTAAGCCAGGGAACATCGTCACATGGACCCTGAACAGCAACCACTTTGTAAACCCGGAGACGGGCTTTGGCCATGCGGTGGACCTGCTTCCCGCGCCCTATGACTGGAAGAACCCGAAAGACTTCGATACTATGGCGCGAGCCATGTTCGAGGCGTCCGCCGAACTGAATACCCCGATCCGATGGGGCGCGGATTGGGATAGGGACGGCAAGCCGCGCGAGCGCGGTGAAAGCGATAGCCCTCACTTTGAACTGTGGAACGTAACATGAGAGCGAAAACTTTTATCCTGCGATCGGCGTCCATCCTTCTGATGGCTGTCGCACTTTCGGCCTGTGGGACCACGGGCCAACAAGTTCTGACGAACGTGCAGAACTGCAACCGAGACTATAATGGCGTCGTCACCGGTGGAATTACCGGTGGTTCGTTCAGCGGCTCGGTGGCCATCAAATGCCGTCCGCTCGGTGAACTATCCGAGCCCGGCACCGAACTCCCCGACGCAGCTTCCCTCGAAGACGTTCCAGAATCCTGATGTTTGTCGGCAAGCTTCGCCTTGAGGACACGGAGCTAGAGAACGCGGATTACCGTGCGCTCTGGCTCCTACTCTCCGTATTCGGGTATGTCACCAAGGCGGGCTTGTCGATCCAGGTCCCTGCGGGGTATATAACGGATTTCGCGTCGATCCCTCGCATGTTCTGGCGAATCGAGCCCCCTACGGGCAGAGTTAGACGCGCGGCCGTAATCCATGATTGGCTATACGCCCTGATGCTGGTTTCCAGGGACCAAGCCGACAGGATATTCCTAGAAGCGATGGAAGTGTGCGGAGTGCCGTACCTTAAGCGCCACGCTATGTACCTAGCTGTCCGGGCCGGAGGCGCTTCCGGCTACGGCCGACCGGAGGAGCATCAAGCGGCTTTGAAGCTGGTCGGCACCCGCCAGGGCCTGGGTGCCGCTACGGCCCACCTAGCCGTGGCGCAGTGGGCGGGCACCGTGGCCCCTAGGGCGGCCTAGCGCTATATATGTAGCGGGCCGGGGCCGAGGGGCCTCCCGTACCCCTCCCCGTGGCGCGGCGGCCCTAGTGGGGCAGTACCCCTGTTGAGCGGGCATAGTTGAGAACCACAGAGCTAATATCCTCTTTAAGCCTCAGCGCCTCGATGATATCGTGATCGATGGGAGCACCCTCCATGTCGTAGAGAGTGACTAGGCCCTCTTGTCCCTTGCCTTGGGGGCGCTCTTCACACTGCGATCGGTCGTTGAGAGAGTAGTTGTTCTCATAAAATATGCCCGTGAGGCAAGGATCGCCAGGGGCTCCCATGAGGGTGTGTCCGTAACGAATAGCCTGCTCCTGGCCAATAACCACTCGGCACGAGCGGTCCCCGTTAAACTTGCGCTTCTCGGATTGAACGTCCACACCAAATCGTTTAGCTTGTCCCGCTCCAACGATAAAGGCTGGATTGAACTCCCCAAGAGCTTCGGCGAGCAGTTCGATGGAGTGAGTATAATGGGCGAAGATGATGACTTTATCGGAGGCTTGGTCACGGAGGAAACCTTTCACAGCCTGTAGTTTCGGGTTCGAGGACGGCGGCATAATATCATGCGCCTTGCCTTGTTCGTCGATGATGAACCCCGAGGCGATCTGCTGCAACTTAAGCAGCTTGGTGATGATCTGGTCGGCGGATATCACCAGCGGGTCGAAGCCCTCGCGCTCCAACTCCGTAATAAAGTCCTTCTCCATTCGATTATAGTGAACCCGCTGTTCGCGGATCATTTCGAACTTAAGCTTAGCGTACTCGGAGCCGGGGGTGGTGAGCCAGTTCGTGCGCCGGGCCAGGAAGCCCCAGGCCACTAGTAGTTCGTTAAGTTCTTCGACCCGTTCGTCTCTGACGCCCAGGACCTTTTTCCCCTGGAACCCGCCCATCTTACAGAACCGGTTACGGAAGGCATAAGGGTTGACGCCGTCCAACGCTCCCAGCATCTTTAGCTGCATATATAGGTCCTGAGGACCCTGGACCACAGGCTTTCCGGTAAGGTCGCGTCGCCAGCCGAATAGACGGGCCGTCTGTAAGCAGTTTTTGGCCAGGACGCCGCTGTCGTTCTTGACGCTTACGCTTTCGTCGAACGCGATAAGTTCTTGAGGCCCGGAAATATTTTCGATAAAAGAGAGCGTTTCTCGGCTGAGAGCGGCTTCGTAATTGATGGCGATAAGACCGCCGTGTCGACGATTTCGATCGACCCATCTTTGCGCAAGATGGCGTTCATTACTGTTAAAAACGTAGGCGGGACAGTCAAGTCCAAAGCGATCAGCTTCATCAGCCCATTCCGGCTTGAATTGGTTCGGAGAGAAGATAACGCCGAATTTGCTTCCGTAATCCCGTCTAAGTAGTCCGAACTCATTAAGAAGAACCGGTGTCTTCCCGAGTCGCTGCTCCATGAAGTGAGCCCATCCTCTAGCTGGGCCAGTTCTTCCAAGTCCGCCACCATCGACGAGACGATATCCTCTTTCGTTAACATCATCCTGTCCTTGCTTAAGCCAAAATCCACCCATGCTCCGCCGAAGCGCCTCGCTCTGGACGGCTCGGGGCTCACCCCTCAGCAGCCAGTCAGGGTCGCGCCCCCTTCCGCCGAGCGGGGCCATCTGGACCTGAGGCATTGGCCGCACTATCTGCGACATTTGCTGATCGACCGGAGCGCGCGTAGCCTTAGGCTTCTTATTACCCTCAGGGCCATCGCTCTTGTCGAAACCCTTTAGGGGCTGGTCCACGTCGCCAAACGCGCGCAGGTACTCGGGAAGTTCATCACCAGTGGGCATTCTGTATTCCATTTAACTTTTTACGGCGAAACTCCCGACGCGGCTCGCTTTGTAGGAGCCGCAGGTATCGCTTTTGGCCACGCCGCCAAATCTCTGACACTTTGGACGTGCTGATATTATACCGTTCCGCTAAAACGGCTGAACGTTCGCCAGAGCGATAGATCGCCAGAATGTCTTCGTCCGTCAAGGACATCAAAACTTTCTCAGTAGGCTGTCAGGGTCGACCCTCTCGGGCTGAACGAGGGGGCCGGTGCGTCCCTTGCCAACGTAGACGCCCTGGGACCTTAACACGGCCCGCGCGTTGCGGCAAGTCTTGCATCCCATTCGGCCCTTCCCCACAGAAACTTGATTAGCGGGGGCGAATGAGTGGCCACACTTAAAATGGGATTTCTTCATCGGGCATCATTGCATATGCTTCAAGGTCGGTGTCGAGACGCGGGGCGAGTTCGATGGAACCGGACAGCCTAGTCACTTCCTCGTCGGCGGAGTTGAACATGTCCAGGGCCACGGACGGCATAAAAAACACCCCTCCTAGGATGCGGAATGCTTTGTAGCACCTATCTCTGGCGATGTGCATTTCGTTGCGCATCAGGACATTGCCTCGAGCCACCTCTAACGAAACCCAGAACCACGCCTCGAGCGTGTCGGCGGCCTTGATGACGGACTTGACGCGCGAACTTACGTTCCTGGCGGCCTCGGCCTCCCCGATGGTCTCAAGGAAGGAATTCTCAAACTCCGCCAGCTTCATAGGGTCTGTCGTGGCCCGTTTCGCAGGGCCTGGGCTATCGCCGGTCACGATCTCCGCTAGGTCGTGGCGCAGGGCGTATTCGAGAACGGACAGGGCCTCCCATTCGACTAAGTCCAGCTTGTCGCAGATAGTGGAAGCGTACAGCGTTACGAAGTACGAATGCTCGGCCACCGACTGCCGATGGAGACGCGGGGCGACGTTCCAGCGCTCCACGAACGCTAGCATCCTGATCCGTGCGTTAAACATAGTAGCCCTCTTTCTTGGCCCAATTCCGGAGGATCGCCGCTAGGTCCTCCCTGTGATACTGACTTTTGTTAATGGTGAGCGCATTGCGGATCAAAGCGCCTTCGAATGGCTCGATCTCTAGCGAAAGAGCTTTTTGCGCCCCCGAGTCCATTTCTTGTTCGTGCCATATCACGAACTTAGGCGTCTTCAATGTCGGTGGCGTAACCCGCTTTTCGAGCTTTTTGATAGCTCTCTTCGATCTGGAAATCCTGGCGCTCTTTCGCAGTTTTTCGTAGATTGTCCGGAAGCGCATCATGGAGCCTCATTGCTTTCCTGCTGTTGTAGGCCAGTATCGTCGGGTCGACCGACGGGCGAAGGTCGGGTGGTGGCGGCGGCATTCTTCGCTTCAAGCGCGACAGCCGCGACGATAAGTGCCTGATTGGCGGCATCAGCAGCCTCCATCAATATCTCCATAGTGGAGCCGTTCGGGATCGCCCCCTCCAGTTCTAGGCTCTCGCGACGCAGGCCCTCCATGGCTTTCGCTAAGTCCATTTCTTCCCAGCGACCCTTATGGGCGTTCCTGCGCAGCTTATAGATCATAGCGTCGAAGAACCGCTGCAGGTCCGGGGCCACACCTATCGCCACCAATTCGGGAGGAACCGGGACTTCTAGGGTGACCCATCCAGCGTCGCTAAGATTCTCGGGCATTTAGTTTGCCTTTCGAATATCCTCGGAACGAGGGCCAGTGCCGAGCAGAATATCGGGCACCTTCCCCATCACCAGGATGCAGTCTTCGATGATGTTTTCGACCAGAGCGCTGAGCATGTTGGCCTGCAGGTAGTTGCAGAAGTTCAAGAACACTAGGTCGGGCATATTAGCCGCGATGCTCTCTCGAAATTGGACCCGGCTCCAAGTGAAGACCCTACGCCGCCGCTTAGTGACCGTGGTCAGTTCGGGCTCCAGGCCGAGTTCTTCCCAGGATGTCTCGACCTGATCCTCATAGCAGCCGCCGCTGGAATTCTCGGTATCCCCGACCCGGATCGGGAAAGTCCGGTAGCAGGCCACCACCTTCTTAAGTTTTTGCGCCGGGATGCGCGCATCGGCCAGGGCCTGCATCACGGTGCATTCGCGGCTTGTGACGTTTGGGTAGAAACGGTGGGAGTTGACCCCAAGAGAGTACCCCTGGGCGGTTTCCACGAATACAACGTCTTCAGACCAATCCCAATATCGGTCCCACGTAAGATCAGGTCGACGCCTTGCAGGGAACATAGGCTGATAAAAGCTGGACGCAATGGCGTTAAGTCCATGCTGCCTCATGATCTTTGCGGCTTGGGCCGGTCCGACGCCCTTCCCGGTGCCCGCGATAAGGTGCACTGTCCCGCGATCATCGGACTTGTCTTTCTCTCCGATCAGCGCTGCATTCGGGTGGATCGATAAGACCCTCTCGGACGTGAAGCCATAGGTGAGGCATTCGGCTGCTAAGATCGCAGGGTCGATCACCGCGCCCGCATTCAACAGTGTGTCGACGTCATATCCCATCTTACGAAGGAAAACGCTGGCGACAGGAATCTGCTGGGTCATGACCTTAAGGTCTTCGCGATTCTTCTGCCACATATACGCTGTGTGTCCGCTGTTCGGCCCGGCATTGGTGGTAACGTGGGTGATCTTACCCGCTCCGTATTCTGCCAGGAAGCCCGCGAGCAGCCCCTTGCCAGTGGACCCGAACTGGCCGTCGACGAGAACATAGGCCCCCGGTTCGTCAAACCAGCCGCGAAGGTAGATGCTGCGGTCGATCATAGGTGTGTTCCTTTAGTCAGGAGGTTGGAGATCAGTGTAGCATACCCGGCTATGTCCGTCCAGCTATCTACGGTGTTCGGGTTTCCGACCATGATCCGGCTGATCTTCACGCAGATCATGTCGAGGCTCTCGCGCTGCTCGGGCACTAGGCGCTTCCACCTCTCGCCCTGATCGCGGAGCATCTTTTTCAGGGCCTGGGCGAACGCGGCCTGCTGCACATAGTTACCGTGCGTATGTTCCCGTTCTTCGATGACAACCTGGGCGCTCTGAGGCTGCCATTGCCTCCCCACCGGATACCGCAGGCATCCGCGCCCCTGAGAACTCTCACAGCCAGGGAGACAGTCTACTCCGTCAAAAGAGCAATGGGTCATAACTTCGGTACTCCGTGTGCTTCGAAGAGGCTAGCGATGTCGTAATATCCTCCGGTTTGTCGCTTCACGTAGATGTCGGAAGGATACATATAATTGAGCCGCTGAGCGGCCCTAGGCACGATCACCAGTCGATGTTCACCATGGTGGATCAGATGCACTAGAATTCCGGTTACCGGCTTGCTGTAGGTACTCTGCATTCGCCTCAGCGTATCGGATTGCTTGTCCGTAACGTCCAGTTGGATATTAAACTTTTCCGTCACGGGACCTAGGTCCTTGACTTCCATGATCGAGGGAGCGAATGGGGGGAGCCACAGGCCAAGATCGGGGATGCCGATGGCGAATTTGTTGGACAGTTTCAGGCCGTAGCCCCCATCCTTGATCACCGAATCCTTGATCTGCTTCTGGACCTTAAGTTCTTCCTTAGCCACGCGACTTCCTCACTTTAATCCGCAACCCGTGGTACTTGAAGTCCACGGGATTGAACTCAGGGTCGTTGGGGCCACGGAACCGGATCAGGTCCATGATGTCGAGATCGCTCTTGATCGCCCCGATGACCTTATAATAAGACATTTCGTCGTGGACCTGGATCACGATCTCGACATCTTTGTCCAGGTCGAGACGCCCATCGTGATGAAGCCATGGCCCCAGCCAGCGAAGTCCATTAAGAAGGTGGCTCATGCCTTGTCCCAGCCCTCCTTCTTCGCGATCCAGGCGCGGATCATCAGCGTCCCGCCCTTTTCCTCGCTGCGATCGGGGTCCGGTATCCAATCGGCCTGGGATCGCGGGACCCAGATCGGTTCGTCCTGGCCGAAATCTGGCTGAAAGTGGTAAGCCTTAGCCGAGCCGTTGTCGACCAAGCAGCCCACCAATTCGATGTCGGGATCGTCGTTGAACCTAGCCATTGTTCCGCAGCGCCCTTGCGATATTAGCCCCGATGGCTTTGACCGGACCTTCGCCGTACTCGTTCAGTTCGGACATAGCCTCGGCGATCCGGTCTAAGGAGACCGCGATGCTGTGGACATCGAACAGGAAGGTAATTCCCATCTTCACCAGCAGTGCCTTCTCTTCGTCGCTTGGCTCTCGGTTTTCCTTTACCAGACGTTCCAACACTTCGGTAGCCAACACAAAAACGTTATCCATCTTAGCCTCCACATGCCAGCCTGATCGGCTCGGCGCTGAACAGTACGAAAAAGAGAGCCACACAGAGTAGCACCTCCCATAGCTCTACGCGGCCTCCCTGCCATACGTCGCTTCCGCCCAGTTGTCGCCGTGGTCGACGTCCATCCCGAGCGGGCACCTGAGATTGTACGGTTCGACCTGGAGGTTGGTGCAGATGCGGACCAGTTCGGCGGAGATTTCCTCCCCCTTCGCCCCTTTCGGCGCTTGCCACTCCAAGCTGTCGTAGATGCTCAGCAACAAGTGCGCTTGATCTTCCATGCTTTCCAGATACTCGTCGCATTCTAGCATCTTTGCTTTCATAATATCGGCGTTGCCGCCCTGGATGATGCGGCTCGTGCCCCGATATGCGAAACGCGGATGATCGAGGTGACATCGTCTGCCTAGCAGGGTTTTAACATACCCCCGCTGCTGGAACGCTTTCTTGGCCCGGTTCTGGAAGTCTCGCACGCCTGGGAAGATGTCGAACCACTCGTTCCAGGCGTTGGTGGCTCTCTCCAAGTCCCAGCCCATGTGCCCTGCGAACGCGGCGGGCTGCATTCCGGTGAAGATGCCCATGTTCATCCGCTTAGCGGTAGGGTCTCGCTCCACCTCCATCCGGACGGCCAGGGAAGTATGGCAGTCTATAGGGGGGACGGCGTTGTATCCAGCTAAGAGCGTTGGGTCCTGGCTATAGTGGGCGAACAAGACGGGCTCGGCTTGCTTGTAGTCGGCCTCCCAGAACTCCATGCCCTCGTCCGCGATAAATAGCTTACGAAACCGCTTACCGATTTTCTTATTACGTTTCGGTACGGCGAGGAGGTTCGGGTGGTCGCACGATATCCGCCCGCCAACTGTACCATATTCGTCCCCCTTCAACTGGTTGATGTTCGTGTGGACCCGGCCATTCCAGATATGCTCGGACACCAATGGGGTGACGAACGTAGACATCAGGGTTCGAAGCTGTCGGACATCCACTATGTCCTGTCCGGGCTTGTTGGTCTTCAGCCACTTTTCTGCAAACGAGGGGTTACCGATAGGGGTGGTGGGCCAGTTCGTGATCCCGTGGGCCTCCATCAGCTTTCTGACGTCGATGGCCGACTTGACGTTGAACCCAGGCGGGAATTTGTTGAGAAGCTCGGCTATCTCGGCCTCTACGGCCTGTGATAACTCCCCGATATACTGGGGATCGGTCTTGATCCCCCGCCGTTCCATCCGGAACAGGGTCCAGATCAAACGGCTCTCGATCCGGTGGATCAGCCCCATTTCCTGGGCCTCGATCTCCTTCATCTGGGAGTTCCAGACTTCGAGGGTGGTGGTCCCGTCGCCCATGGCGTATTCCACGGCGAACGGATCGTTACCGGCGAGCCGCCAGTATTCGCTCATAATGGAAGCGGGCCGCTTGGGGTCGAGTGGGATGCCGAGAACTTGCGACATATGCTCGTAGAGTTCTTTACCCTTCTTGGCCGTGACCCGCTCCATGATGGCGGCGTTTTCGAGGGAGAATGACCTGCTGTATTCGTCCAGCATCGCCATGTTGATTTGGGTGTCTCCACATTCGCGCCCAAGCATGATCCCCGCATTCGCGGAGAAGTGCATGTCGAATTTAAGGTGGTGACCGACCGTCAACAGGCCCTTGCTCGCCCTGATCTTGAACTCCTTGGCGAGTTCGCGCTCCCAGGGATGGATCGTTATCTTGTCAGTAGGTGAAGTGAGTGGGTGGACCCCAGGCCCTAGGAGGTTTCCGCCTCCACCATGGCGAATGGGGATATAGCAGTTGAAATCGGGGGTGGTGATCACATATCCGACGGGGTTGTTGACCTTCCAATCCAGGCCGCTGCCCTCGGTGTCGTACGCTATGATCGGAGCTTCCCGAACGACCCGTAGCGCCTGTTCAGCTAGGTCACCAAGCGTCTGCATTATAGATTTTCCGTTCCATGAACTCTACTAGTGACCGAACGTAGTTGGCATTGACGCACGCTGGGATGTAAAACTTACAGGGCCACCAAACCCGCTCTCCCTTCTTCGCGAAGGCGATCACCGCGACTTTGTTTGTCTCGAAATGAGAAAACCTGATGTCGAGTGGCCTAGTGGCCATACCCTGCGCTCCCTGCCCTACGCCCGCCCGCGCGGGCGGGCCGCCGTGGCCCCTGGCCGCCTACGCCGCTATATAGGTAGCGGGCGGGGCCAGGGGCCGTCCGTAGTGCCCTCCCGAGGCGACGTAAGGAGGGCACAGGCGGAGGCTAGATTTCCTTCTCGTCGGCGACCGACTTGTCCATCGATCCTTGAGCTTCCGCGACAGCCGTCTCTTCGTCGGCCGCACGGTAATCCTTGAACCGTTCAGCGAGTTGCTGGCAACCCTCGAACTGCTCATGGGTCGCCCAGCCGTTGCGGACAAAGCTGTAGTTGTTGTAATCGCCCTCCGCGCCGGTGTCTACGACGACGCCCATCCGGAACCGGAGGGACTGCATCGGCTTCTTCGCGAACTCGATCTTGCCGTTGAGTTCGCGGGCCTTCTTCGCCTGCGAGCGGGCCAGCGACAACAGGACCGGCGACTGTTCCGGGAAATCCGGCAGATAGACCAGATACTCATAGAACAGCGTCGCCGCCGGATTGCTGTCGGGGTTCTCCGGGTCCTGGGAGCCGAATTCGCCCAGTCCGCTTTCACGGACAGTGGGCTTGGTCTCCCACTTCACGGTGCCGCGACGCCCCTTGATGGTGACGTCCCAGGAGCCGTTCGGCGGGACCCAGTGAATGCCGTCGTCGGCGCGGGCCATAATGCCCTTCGGCGTCTGGCCCATCTGCGCCATCAGCAGGTAGCGCTTCCGATTGCTGATCGGAATGAAGTCGAGAACGTTGCCGAGCGGCATATCGGCGACGGTGAGCCAAAAGTCGCCAGCTTTGGCGTTTTCGAACTCGGTGACTTCCGGGCTGATGGCCTGGAGAAGCTTGATCCTGGGAACCAGGAAATCGCTCATGTCCAGGCCCTGGAGGCCCGAGCCCTGTTGATTGTCGCGCAGGTAGTCGGGAACCTGGGCGCTGTCGTCCAGGGTCGCGACGTTGGTCTTGTCTTGCTTTACGGGTGCTTTAGCCACGTTCAGGTATCCTTGGTTTGCGTTCTTTCAAAGTGCCGGTCAGCCCCGGCTTTCTCACCACTTACGGGCAGGTGACGCCCCTATCATCCACCCTCGGCGGATTACTTGTTTTGAAAGTCGCTCCTGATCCGGTTATGTTCTAACATAGCGAACGCGAACAACGGCCATAGCTGGCGAAACGCGTTCTCATAGGCGAGTTGGCGACCTAGTTCTTCGTTAAAGTTTTCAGGCGACGCAGGGGCCGAATGACCGATCACCGTGAAGCCCGCCTTAGTAGTTAGCACGCAGACGGTGTGGTGATCGAAAACGTGATGCACGTCGTCCGGAGTGAAGCCAATGCCATGGTCAATGTTGCGCTGGTCGTCGACTAACGCATCACTGATTTGGAACCAGCCTTTGACAGCGATCTGACTCTCGATAAACTCTTTCGAGATGCGAGGCGCAATGGCCACAGATGCAGAAGCGTTTTCGGTGACCTGTAGACTATCCATGGTTTTGTTTCCGTGCCTTTGCCAAAAGGTGAGGGTCCTCTCACTAGGCGCGTAAGAGGACCAACGCGTCATCTACTTGACCTTGGTGGCGCTCGTGAACGGCGCGTAGCTGGTGTTGAAGAGTTCAGGAGGAACCTCCATCCCGTCATCCTCGATGCGCTTCTTCACGGCACTGGAGAGGGTCTGCGCGTTGACGGTGGGCTTGATCAGGTCGCCCAGCCCATTCTCTTTGAGCCACTTCATCCCCGCATCGGGGTCGGGCATCGAGCAGGAGAACCGCTGGCTGACGGTGAACCGATAGCCGAGGCTGTCGAGGGTGATGGTCTTGGTGTCGTGTTCTGCCATCATTTCCGGCAGGGTTTGCCGGGAGAGGCTTTCAAGCGCTGCGTAAACCCGCTTACGCTGCTCGTCGAAGGCCTCGTATTCGTCCTTACTGGCCTTCCAGAAGGTTAGCGCCTCGGGCAAACCGCCCTTGCGCACCACCTTGATGACTTCCTCCAACTCGTTCGCCAGAGCGGTGAGTTGCGTGGTAGGAAGCGTTAGGGGATCGTGCATTCGCTGTTCCTCATTCTGCGATACTAGGCGCATGCGCCTCGACCCAGGAGCGTACCATGGTGGTACTACGCTGTCAACGGGCATAGAAAAGGCCCCGGAACGAATGCCCCGGGGCCTCTGGTAGAGATTGCTGGCGCCGAATTAAGCGGGCTCAGTGCCCGGTTCGAGAGGCGCTTCCGGCTCTTCGACTTCGCCGTCGCTGTCGTCATTGGCGTCGATGGCGGCCAGGACTTGGTCGACTTCGGACTCGATCCGCGAGCGGGCGGTTTCGATCAGGTCGGCGGCCATATCGGCGTCGACGTTGGCAGATTCCAGGGCATCGGTCACGGCGGCAGCCACGACGTCGGGAATGCCCTGAACATAGGCTTCGATGGAATCGAGCTTCCCGACGGTCAACTCGGTTGTGGAGGTGAGAGCGGCAACAGCCGCCAGCAGTTTCGCGGTCATGGCGTGAACTTCCTTAAGGAGGTTGAGAGTGCCGGGGTCCGGGGTGGGCGGTTCCGGGTAGAAGAAATGGTGGTGATGTTCCACGGCGATCTTAAACACGGTGCGCTCCCTTGCTAGGCGCACTACCCTACCACGCGGGCGCGGGGGCGTCTAGACCCAAATACGAAGCGACCCCGGCTCGGGGGAACCGGGGTCGCCAGGACGGTGAAGTCGGTGGGCCTACTTCGTCTTACCGCCCTTGCCCGCGTCGGCGGCGGGTTCATCAGCCTTGGGCTTGTCGGCCTTCGGCGTGGCGATCTTCTCGCCGGTCTGAGTGTGGGTCGGCTTGGCGTCGGCTTCCAGGCCGCACTTGGCCAGGAATTCCGGCGGAGCCGAAACGAACTTGCCGTCCAGGCCGACGAGCCCGTGGCGTTGCTTCACGACCTTCTGCAGCATGTTCCGGATGGTCATCCGGAAGCGGCCAGCGAAGCCGTGGTTTTCGCGCTGGCTGTCGTACTTGACCACGTCCAGGCCATTCGACTTGGCGAGACCGAACAGCTTGTCGATGTCGACGCCGTCGGGGCGGTTCTCGGACTTGGTGATCTTCTCGTCCGGGTTCTCGGGGTTCGGGACCGTGACCTTCACCTCGCGGGTCTTGGTGGCCACGCCTTCCAGATAGGTGGCGAGCCAGTCCTTGGTCGCGCCCTTATACCGATCACGGTACTTGGAGTTGACGATGGACTTCACGGTGGTTTCCGAGGCAGCCGGGGCCGCAGCGGGGGTCTTGGTGGGGGCGGCCTTGGCCGCAGCAGCTTTCGCCATGGTAGTATCTCCGGGGTTGCGTGTCAAAAGACCCGCATACTTAACCATGCCTCTAGGGCCGCGTCAAGTTTTACCGGCTTTTCCGATGGCCATGGCGTCCTTATTCGCCGCGATCTGCCGAATGGAGACCTGGACCCCCTTGGCCACAGTGTCAATCAGGTCGGCTTGCGCGCTCACAGGAAGCTGGGCCACGTCCAGCGACGTATGGGTTTGCAGTTCAAACGCTGCGACATGCTCCTGCCAAGTGCACAGCCTTACGAAATTCCGATGTACCTTGACGCTAACCCACTTGCCTTCCCACATTTTCTTCTGTGGGACGTTGTACGCTCTTGTCTGCTGCGCGCGACCCACGACATGAAGAAACGGAGACATAGTGACGAAGAAATCCAGGTCGCTGGCGGGTTTCGGCAGTTGCTCCGGGAAATCTCTAAAGAACGCACTCTCCAGATACGGCGGCAAATAGGTCTCTTCGAACCACGCCTTGTAGTCGAGCAGCAGGGCTTGCTTGGCTACGGCCTTCGGCCACGTATCCTCGGGGTTGTCGTCCCGAAGTTTTACGTTATATCCGACGAGCCATAGCGCCTCAAGGCCCAGGGGCTTTCGGGCCTTGAGGCGCTCCCGCCAATAGGGTATCACGGCCATTTACGGTCCCTTAGGTTGGCCGAAGCGGTCAAGATGCTCCGCGCCCTTTAGATGAAAGTACCCGTGTTCCTTGGCCGCTCGTTCTTGAAGGATCTGCATTCGAACGACCACGTCAGCCCCGAGTTCGTCGATAGCCGTCCGGGTTATCTGCCCGTCGTAATCTGGCAGGATACCAGAGTATCGCTCGAACAGGTGGCGGCCATAGTGATAAGCCGTTCCGACTTTGTCATCAGGGACGTTAAAGTCTTGGATCACGGCATACACCGGGAAGCTAGTAGAGTTACGACTAACCATTAGAATTCCTCCTCCACCTCTTGTGGTTCCTCAACTTCCGCACCGGGCGGGAATGACTCCATTTCCTCATGTAGAAGGTCGATCATCGGCCCATAGCGGTGACGCAGATGCGTGAGTATTTGTTCGGCGGACGGCCAGGAGTAAAGCCTAACTCGATCTTGGGTCGCTTGGCCGGACCTGGGATCGATGGTTCGAACCGACATCTGGGTCTTTGGCCCCATGATCCCAGGAGGCAGGACCCGGCGTATATTCTCCATAACCGACCCGCTGTAGATAGGCCGCCCCTGCTCGCGTACGAAGGACTTAAAGTCCTGTTCGATGGACGCCGGGATCACGCGATCTGGCCACTGGTCTCGACGGCGAACGTTGTTCTTCTTGTCCGCCTCGGTGATATGCTCGGTATGGAACCCTTGATACCACTGTTCGTGGAGACGTTCTGCGATCGGGAACCCGCTGGCGATCCGCGACAGTATCCACGACACTTCGACGTCGACCCCATCCCGCTGAATTTCTTGCTTGGCGGCGGTTTCGATGGGCCGCTGGATCAGCCTGCGGTCGTACTTGTAGTCCAGCAGCCAGCGCATGATCTTCGGGAGAGCGCTGGGGGTCCACAAGTGCATGAACGACCAATAGTTCAGGTCCATCGCCTTGCTTGCCGAGACCTTGATCACCGAGAACCTGCGTTCATATGGCGACGGGTCGATGAACATTGCTCTAGTCTCTTCATTCGACGTAAAGAGCAACCGCATATGGTTCGGCTTCTGATAGGCGTTCACGCCCTTCGGCTCGATAGTGATGCTGCCGTCCGAAATTACCGACTTGAGACGCGAGGCTACGTCTTTCTGATACGAATGGATCGCTTCATCGCACTGGATGAAAATCTTGTTGTCGATCACGGTGTTGAACTTGTCGGTAAGCTTGGTGATGTCCTTGATCTGGGCGTAGTGGCTCCCGCCGACTATCTTGCCCATGATATGCTCACCCAGGAAGGTCTTACCCGCGCCCTGGACCCCTACCAACACTAGTGCCGTGCCGGGCTTGCTGCCGGGCCACTGGACCATGTCGGCCAGCCACCCCATCACCCATTCGTAATGCTCCTCATTGCCTGAGCAGATCACCTCACGTATGTAGGTTATGAAGGGCTCGACCTGTTCGTCCAGCACTCTCTGTTCAGCGGGCTCTACGCCCCAGCCCTTCCACTGGTTGACCATCAGGCCCTCTTTGGTGACTACTAACAGTTCATTGGTCGAAGGGTCGAATGTGAGACCCCTTACGCGGTTGATGATGCTGCTGTTAAACAGCATGTCCACCATCTTGATTTTCTTGTCACCGATGATGATATTCTTGCCGCCCATCGACGCGCGGGCCTGGAAAGATGTCATCCAGGGGATACCCGACCCTGATGTCACCATTTCAAGGTCGATGATCACGCCGGGTCCGTACCACATTACGAACTGCTCGGCCAGCTTCTCTATCTGCTCGGCGGCGTCGTTGTCGCTAAGTAGACGATAAAGAGCGCGGACAACACGAGGACCGACTGGATCACCAATAAGCTCAGCCAGGACTTTCCCGCCCGTGACCTTGGCTCCAACCTCTGCGTCCAGCTTTTTCCAGGTGTTGTGGAGGTTAAGTAGCCTGGATCGCTTATCGTCTTCGCTGTCTCCGGCCAGAAGCATGATGCATTTAAATAGAGCGGTGGCATCGTCTTCTCCGAGGACAAATACACCATCTGGAGCATCTTCATTGGGTTCGAGACCGTAGGCGGCTCGGGTGCTGGTCCGAATCCTCCAGAGGGTGCCAGCGAGCGCAAGAGATAGGTCGTTTCTTGATCCCTCCACCCAGTATTGTGCCACAATAGACGCCGCAATGGCGAGCCGTACTGCTTTAACAAGAACTGGAAGTTCGACGTAGGAACCTCCGATAGTAGGGTCAATTTCACTGTCCCATTCGACCTGCTCTCCACTTGGATGCCTAGACCCAGGCAGCACCGAGAACAGTCCATTCTCAGGCTTTCCTCCTCTAAGTTCCACTGAGTAGGAATCATCATCGATGGTTCCCTTTCCGAGGCCCTTGATATAACGTAACGTGGGGCCATAGGGTCCTCGATCAAAATCTTCGTGGAGGGCATATACCCGGTGAGATCGGCGCTTAGACTTCCTTCCCCAAACATAGGGAGTTCTAGGAAGGAAGTAGTCCAACGCTCCGTGAAGAGTTGGAGCAGTGCTGTCCACGTCGACATCGATGTATCTTCCGGAGAACAGAGCGCCGATGTTGAGTTCGGGCTCCCTGGCGAGTTCCGCCAGCACTAGCGAATGGTCGCCCACAGTTGCGGTACGCGGGTCCCACTCGGGAAACGGGTCCTTCTGGCCTGGGCGCACCTTTACGGGGATCAGGGCCGTCGACGTCAAGAACTTGAGCGAGGTAGCGCGATGATCCATCGTCAGGCCAGGAAATTCTTAGGATCGGCGACCCAAGCGCCCGCGTCTTCTAGGCGTTCCTTACAGTCGAAGCACGAGACCTGCGACATTTTGTCGGTTAGTTGGCCGTGTCGCGACACTTTTTCAGTGCCTGTGGGGTCGCAAGCGGGGACCGCGCGATCGCCTGTCCAGGTCTTATAGTGCACGCGGCGAATGATGAACGGCTTATGCCGCTTTTTCTTCTTGAGAAGACCCAAGGGATACCCCTAAACACTGCTACCCGACCAGCCAGCGTACCATGGTGCTAGTACGCTGGCAAGTCACCCCCCTATTGTACGGAGAAACTCACTGAAGTCTTCGGCAGTCTCCGCGAGGCCCTGATCGGTAGTGATGTCGCGCCCTTCGGACTCCCCGAGGGTGGCGAATGCCTCGTCGATCACCTGCAACACGGGATACCCGGCCAGGAGCAGCGCTGTAAAAGTGTTCTGCGTCTGCTGCAAATTTCCCGAGACCCGGTGGATGGATGCACAATTCGGGCACAGGAAATTGAGCCGATATCGGGCTTCGGTCGAAAGGACGCCGATGGCAGGAGGTCCCTCGGCCCATTTCGCGTGGAATTGGTCGTCTCGTTCGCGAGAAGTCATCTGCTTTTCCTTATCGCCTTTAAGCACTCAGGGCACGTGACCCGGAGCATTTCGGTTGTTTCCGTGCGGTCCTTGTGGTGGTTGCCGCATATTGCGCCGGGGAGGCCCTGGCCGTAATGGACCTTGCCGTTTTCGCCGACGAGAGTGTTCGCCCAGCGGGGTTGCTCAGACATCGAAAGGCCTCACTCCTTGGGCGATCAGCTTGACCCGGATCGCCCTAAATTTCTCCATCGTCGTGACTAGTTTTTCTAGCCCAGGCCTCTTGAGCCCACCTTGCCCTAACAGGCTGAGCGCAAAGAAGATGTTCTTGTCGCAGTTCTCCAACAAGAACTTGGCCTGTTCGGGGTCTAGTTCTAGGGTCACCGTAGTCGGTGGGTTATTTGACGCCATGGAGCAACTCCGCTACTGTTATCCAGGATTGGACGTGGGACACTGGAAATTCTATGGTAGCATCCTGGCCCCATCTGGCCACGCAATGCGCCTTGAACTTCTGATAGTGCCGCCGTGTTAGCTCTTCATCGCCTTTGCTTGCGTAGTATAGCATCGCAAACGCTAACTGAGCAGGTCCCGATCCCTCATAGCCCCATTCGAATCCGGTAGGCGAATGGTTGCATAGGTTATAGCAGGGATCAAGCTCTTGAGAATCGCAGCCCTTAACCACCATTACCCTGCAGTCATCGTCGTCTCGAAAGCCGACGAACGTGGGCTCTTCCGCCCCGCGAGTTTTCTTAGACATCAGTCATCCCTGCTATCTTGACCGCAACCAGCTTACCGCCGATCCCGGTCTGCTTTTTCTCCGCCGCCCACGTGAGGAGTTGGGTGCCTATGTCATATCCATAGCGAAGATTCGCGATGCCTACGGCATAGGGCGCGCGATACCCGCCCCTGCGGTTCAGGGCCACATGGAAGACCATGTAGCTCTCGATCAGTTCAGCGGAACCCTCGCTGCGAGATAGAGCAACAATATCAGCGCCATCCATGACAGCCATTTCACTTAAGCCTCCGCTTTACGGTTTCGTCGATCTGCTTGTCGAGTCCGATGTCCTCGCCCATCCTGCGACCCGCGTAGTAGGTCTGGGAACGCGGCTCCCACTCCTTGCGGATGTAGGTCGGCTCCTTACGCTTCTTAGGCTCACGCCACGTGCCGTTGGCGATCATCGTCTCTTTGCGCCGGTCGCGCTTGGCCAGCATTTCCTGGGCCTCGCGTTCCTGCTCGGCAGCTTCCGCATCCCGGCGTTCTTTTTCCCGGACCCGATAGTCGTAGAAGTTAGCGGCCTCTTCCTCGCCAAATTCCAAGGTGAAAGTTTCCCGGTCGCGCCGAACGTAGAGATCATACTTGCGATCGAAAACCGCCTGCCTAGCCTCTCTAGCTGCGCGCTCATTGGCAGTAGTGCCCAGGGGTACGCCCCTAAGGTGATCTTCGTTCAAGCCAGCTTCGGTCTGCCGAACGTCAGCGAGGACCAGAGACGTACCCGAGCTAACGTAGGCGGGGTGCCGGGCGCGCGCTGCTTCCTCGGCTTTGAGCTTCTCGTCCTCGGCGGCCTGGGCCTTCTGTAGGTCACTAAGCCGCTCGGTGATCCGGTCGGCCATGCCTTCCCTCACGGCGACAGCATCCTTACAGAACACATTCAAGCCTCGCTCCTTAGCCCATTCCTGGGCGAGCCGCTCGATGGTCTGCTGCAGATATTCGGCCATCACCTCGGTGCCCACGACGTTCTCGTGGCGACCGATCAGTCGATGCTCGTAGGCTGAGCCCTTCTTGAGCCCCTTGATCGCCTTATAGGCGCAGAAGTTCAGTTCGGCCACGGCCTCCCACAGGTCACGTTGCCACTTATACAGCCCGCCCTTGAGCTTCTGGTCCTTGCGGGCGGTCGGCCCTTTATTCGCATGCCGTTCGAGGATCGCCACGTCCAGGTTGTGCGCGGCCAGCAACTGCATGGCCTTGTCGACCCGAGCCGTGGCCTCTTCCTCCCCGCACCCCCTAGTCTCCATGAGCCGGGACGCGAGATCGATGGCCCTGCGGGCCTCGGGGGTAAGCTGTTCCATCAGGCTTCGCCCTTCTTGTGGCGTCCTTCTAAAGAAGGAGGATAAACCACGCCCTCCTCGCGCTTCCACTCCATGTTGACACAGTCCCCGCCATCGGTCAGGATGACGCGAACAGTGGTGCCCATCTTCGCGCCGACGCTGGTGCAGTAGTGGATGAACGCCTTAACCGCTTCTTCGCCTTCGACGTACCGGCGCACGTATTCGTAGGTCCCATCGGGGAAGAACTGGCAGACCGAAAATTCTTTAGACATGAGGTCTCTCCTTGATCTGCCTATATTATACCATGTCTAGGGCGTCAGGACAACCCGCCTTGTGCGATGGCCCATACCAGGAAGCCAAAGCAGACCACGCAGAACAGGATCGAGGCCACAGCGGTCCAGTTTATCCGGGTCCTGCGGCTCCGGGGCGGGGTCTTCACAACGCCCGCATACCGATTACGCTTCTTGGCCATCATTTTACATTCCCATACAAAATAGCTTGGAACACCACTATACGATGATCCTTATCCAAGACGTTCAGCCTCTGACAAACGTGGGTTGCCAGCCTGTGTTTCTCGTAGAAGACCACGTCTTTACAGACTATGAAGTTCAGGATTCCGCGCCGATAGCTCTTGAACGTATCAGAGTAAGCGCTGCTCTCAGGCGTGAAGCCTAGCTCGATCAGTTCCTCGCCGTACGCAAAATCATTTACTCTTATCAGATAGTCTGCGTCGGTGTCGGTCGGCGGCGGATCACAGGTCACCCTAGACCCGCAGCGGTGGACTTCCATGGCGTTGACGTTGAGCCACGGATACAGGTCTTGGTCGATCTCACTTCCATAGACTTGCCTTGTGTGGCGGCGGGCCAACGCGTAGTCCATCAGTCTTCCCCTCCGGTAGTCGCCCCCGTAAGGGCGCTGGCAGGGATGGTCAACTCCCCGCGTCCCGTGGTCCGGTTCGCCATTTCCGCCGAGACGATCCGCTCAATCTCGTTGGCTTCAGCCTCCGTGTAGACCCTGCCCTTGATAGGCCGCTCGATCCACTTGGCTTTCGGGATCAGCCCCCGGTCCTCCATTCGTTTCAGCGTGGAACGATGGACCCCCAGCTTTTTGGCCAGGAGAGGGAGGGTGATGACTTTGATTCGGTGTTCCATATCGTCCTCTGTGCTGGGCGGTAGCGTACCACGGCGCTTAGCCGCTGTCCACTACGTGCGCCGGTTCAATAGTTCGACTTAGACGCGAGCCTGTTGGCGCACGTCTGGCAGGAATTCGGATCGTGGGGGTCGAATGAGTCGAGCCCCTGCACGGCCATTTCGAACGGTTCTTCGGCCTTCGGGTTGAGGACCAGCACCAGACCCGTGGCCTCCCCCTCCGCCAGCCGAAACCCGCAAGCAGTCCAGTTGTGCTTGCCGGGCAGGTAGCGAATGAGGTGGTTCTTGGTAGGGTCCTCGATCATAGTTTCGCCCCATCCAGCAAGCTGGCGATCAGGTCGGTGTGTTCCTGCATCGCGTGCTTAGATTCGCGGTCCTCCAGAGCCGCTTCGAGATCGGTGTAGTCCAGTTCCTCGGAGGACGCGGCCCTATCGCAGGCGATGGCGTGGATGCTGGCCGAAACCGCGCGCTGGACGGCGTAGGCTCGGACAGCTAGGTCCTTAGCCGTGTCCAGGCACTTGATTTCGGCAAGGCACCAAGCTTCGAGGGCCTCGGCGTGGGCCATGATCGCCAGGATGCGGGGCAGCGGGATCATGTCGGGCAGAGAGATATAGGCTACGTCCATTCGTACCACTCCATCCGGGCGCTTAGCCTCTTCCCGTGCACGATCGGCGTTGTTTTCGTTCGATGTATCGGACATTATATTATCCTTCCTAGGCGTTTTAGCGATTTCTTGGTGAGGGGTCTGCCGGTCCGGATGCTGAGCCCCTCCATCCGCATTACGCACTTTCGACAGCGGTGATGCGGCTTAGTGGCATCCCATTCGCGGCTGTTCTTAGCGGCCGATACGAAAGCCCTGGTCTTGGTGTCCCACCATGAGGCCATGTCGCGTTCGACCCGCTTCCCGCAGACGGTCACTGCTGCTCCTATCATGAACGTCGTCAGGGCGTGGGTCTTGAGTCTACTGGCCATGTCAACCCGCCATCAGCTTGTTGAATTCGAGGCGCGCGGCCTCCAGGTTCAGGCCCCGCTCGTGGCATCGCCAGCCCACTTCGAAGGCCTGGGCTAACTCGATCTCCTGATCGCGCAGGGTCTTGTTGAGGGCGGGGGCGTTGAACCGCTTACAGACTTCGCAGTTCACGTCGGCGGACGGAAGCTGACGCACGTTCCGGGCCACGGCCTTGTGGTTGCACAGGGTTCGGACGGCTTGGTTCGGGTCGATCAAGTGGACCCTGGCTTGTTTGTTCTGGCTGATCCGGTTCGCCATTCGGGCGCTCCTTTTATGGTAGGTGGGACAAGATGGCCCAGGCGTATGCGAAAGCTACTGCTACTAGGAGGCGCATACTATCCTCGCACTCTACGCTTCTATCTATACTCGCCCCCGCTCGATACGCGGCAGGGGCGAATGGGGGGCCTTAGGCAGTGGCGGGCTTGGCCTGCTTGGCAGCGGCGGCCTTAATGGCGGCAGAAGCGGCGGCCACTCCAGCGTCGCCCTTCTTGGCCTTGGTCTTAGCGCTGGCCTTGCCCTGGCCGGGGTTCTTCTGCACGCCGCCTTCTTTCTGTGCCTGCTTCGCCGTCACAGGCTTCTTGGCGTGGGCGGCGATCCAGGCCTCGGGAGCCGGGAACTCCTTGTCGACGTCCGACCCGCAGCCCTCGGGCACGAACAGGAAGCCCTTGGCGGCGATGCGCGGGACCAGCATGTTGCGGATAGTCATCCGGAAGCGGCCCTGCCAGCCGTTGGTTTCCACGCCCAGCTTCCCGTATCGCGCAGGGGCGACGTCGTTGGCGTTGGCGATGGCCTCCAGGCGGTCCAGGTCGGTGATCTCCTTGCCGTTGGTATCCAGAACCCGGCAGAGGGAGGCCAGGGTCTCGGCAAGCCAGTCGCCGCAGTGGTTCGGGTTGCCCCGCGCCGCGTATTCCTTCTTGTAGCGGTCCGGAACGACGGTGCCGGTCTCCTTCTCCTCGTCGCCTTCGACCTCCGCGCCGTCACCGGCTAGATACTCGTCGAGGCTGACGATCAGGTCCTCGAACTCCGGGTCACGAGCGATCTCGTCCCCGAGGCCCTTGCCCTTACGAAGATAGCCGACGAAGTCGCCGTCTTCCTGGCGAATGGCGATCTGCGGATGCTCGGTTTGGTATTCGTGGATGCCGGTCACGATAACGACCGCGTCCTTGGCCAGATCGTTGAGGCCGACGGTGTCGTCCTCCTCCAGGCCCTCGGTGTCCAGGGCGACGACGATGTTGTGGACGACGAAGCGGGCCTCGACGGCCTCTTCGTCCCGCATGCTCAGGGCGATGCCTTGCTTGTCGGCGGCCTTCACGATGCTGTGGTGGATGGTGGGCATTTCAGTCTCCGGTGATGCGGGGCACGAGCCCCTTGGAAGATTACCAGTAAACCATGCTGCGCTACGGCTGTCAAGTATGCTGCGTGCCGTGCTGCTTCGTGGCTGTGCTCAGTGCGCGCAGCGGGGCGCGGCTGCAGGGCGGCTGCTGAGAGGGTGGCACACAGCCGCGCCCGCAGCAGTGTGCACAGCACCCCCTGCACAGGTATACGCCGTCGCCCACTATATACCCGCAGCCACAGAGCATAGGGACGCAGCCGTGTGCCAGCAGGGGGTCGATGTGCGGGGATGGGGTGTGCGGTACGGCTGGCACACGGCTGCGGGGATGTGCGTGTGCAGCGCGAGGCCCGGTACGGGCGGGGCCGAGTGAGGGTGACCGGCTGGCACACTGCTGCACCACTAGCCTCAGTCTCTCTCTCTGTCGTCTCGAAGCATTGCAGGCTACCTACGCAGCGGGGCGCGTGGGGGGGTGCGCGCGTGTGCCACCCGTAGCGCAGCAGGGCGCAGCCGTAGGGCACGCCGGAGCCCGCAGCAGGAGCGCACGGAGTCCGGGTTGCGGAGAGAATGCGCTCAGGCCCTCCTCATTCGACCCCGCCGCGAAGCCAGCCGAGCCATTCGCCGTGGAGCGAAACCTCGACCAGCAGGACGTCGGTTCCCGTGACCTGGAAAGCCAGGGTCCGCTGCTCGCCCTGGTCGAGGATCGCCATTCGGGCATCGCGCTCCCCGAAAAACGTGGCCGCCTGGGCCAGTTCCTGGGTCACGACGGGCCGGATGCTAGCCAGGGCCTGGATCGCGGCTTCCGGCTGGGGGGCGGGTGTCATTCGCACTTCGGTGTGCTGGAAAACGGGGCGCATGGTGTCAGTCCTGCCATTCGTGGTCGATGGAGCCGGTCTTCAGGTCGATGTAGGTCGAAAGCACGCCCTTACCATAGACCTTCGTGGCGATGCTGGTGTGGTCTTCGTCGCCGCCCACGCCCCAGCCGTAGTTCGCCGCATCAGCGGCGTCCTGGCCACATTCGCGCGCGATCTCGTCGTACTGCATGTCGTAGGCGCGGGCTTCCAGGCCCTCGGGCGACATGTCGTCGGCATCGGGGGCGGGCGGATCGAGAGGGTGGCGCTCGGGCGCGGGTTCGTCGTCCTGGGCCATCAGCCGAAGCTGGGCCGCGACGTCTCCCCAGAAGGCCACGCAGTCGGCGTCGTCGTTGAGTTCGCCCATGTCGCGGGTGGTCTCGGCCAGTTCGATGGCCTCGGCCAGCCCGACCGTGGCTTCCAGTTCGGTGGCGGTCTCGAAGGGGGTCATGTCCGTATCTCCGTGTCTCTCTATCCACAGAATACCACGCCCTGGGTTAACAGGCAATTAACGCGTGTTCACGGGTTCGTGAATGCCGGGCGACGGGACGCTGCTTTTTTGCCGCGCATACCCGCGACACGTGAGCGTACGCGCGTGGTACTAGGCGGGGCGCTGTGTCAAGTATAGACAGAAGCGTGGGCGAAGGAGAGTGCGAGGCGTGGCGAAAAAGCAACATATATAGGGGGATATTGTCCGGACCGGAGTGGGGGAGGGACCCAAGGTGCCGGGGACTCTCTTCCCT